AAAGTCTAACCTCTTGTTAGATACCAATTGATTTTGCATTGCTATCTGTGCTTCTGCTGCTTCCTTACATCTACGTTGCATACCTCTGTTCAATGGTATGGATAGGGTAGCAGAGAGTCCTATGTTAAAGGATTGGTTTGCTCTCATGTCTGTACGTACAGGCTTGTACCATGTAGGAGCCATCTCACCATTAGATACTGCATCAGGTATACCATCAGGACCATCTACATCTTGAATGATTGTCATGTCTGCACCATCTTCAAACCATCTTGCAGTATTACCATCAGCATCAGTATAAGTTCTGGTATCATACCAGTCTTCCCAAGGATAGTTCTTAACAGTAACATAAGTAGGAGTCATTTGACCACTGATATCAGTAGTGTTGTACTGTGGTTGATTATAGAAATCTTCCCAAGGATCCTTCCTTGAGTCAGCGAACTGAATGTATGGTGTCATGTTAAGAGTCGTACCCTGGCATGACACCCCACCACCGTAGGTGTTAGTTACGTATGGACCTTGGAGTACTTGAATAGCTTGGTTAGTTACTGAGCCAGAACTATTAGCGATAGGATTAGCAGTAGCACTTACACCACCAACACCTTCTGCGAAAGCCTTCATTGGTAGTAAAGAATTAATGCTGAGAACCGCTGCTATTACTGGGTAAACACGCTTGTTGTGTCGGTGACCGATTCTATTGACGTTACCCTTTGTATGATGGTTTGGTTGGTCATCCCTGGTCCTTGATAACTCTGGGTAAATTGAAAGGCTGCACCTGGAGTCGTCTGTGTAAAGTTGCTTTGACTGTTGAAGTCCAATGAATCGTAAGAAGAAGTCACGCTTCCTGTTATTGCGCCTTCTGCTCCTGTAGTTCCTTGACCCACTGTTACTGTTGTTGTATTCACATTGGGGTTGAGAGCTGCTCCATTGTTTGAAACACCTACCCCAGTCACGCTGTATTCCCATCCTGTCCTATAATCAATTGAGTTTATTGTCTCTGTTACTGTAGATTCAGTTTCTGTATGACTGGTCATTGATCCCTGCTGGAAATTTGGGACCACAGGCACTGCATGTGCCGCTGATCCCATAACACTAAGCCATAGTAGTACTATAACTCGTCTCATTTTCCTAGTTAATTTGGAGCTCAGTTACAAATTGTCCCGTTGCAGAAGTTCCAGCCCCACCAGCTGTTACCGTTAGAGCACCTTGCGAAGTTACAGTTCCTGCAAGGGATCCAGCGACACCAGTTGCGGTAGACAATTGACTACCATATGGTGAGACATCTCCTATGTCAGGTCCAGTTGTATCAATCGCATCACCTTGAGTGAAGGCTTGAGTGAAGCTGAACGACTCGCCTGGATCATCTTGTGTTGCAGCAATAGTGCCAGGATTATATACACCTGAAGTTATAGTACCAGCACTAATTGTACTAGCAGTGGTTCCATCAGTTGTGTCTACGTTATTTCCAGTGATACTAAAAGAAGATCCAATTCTGTTCATCTGTGTTGCAGCTGCGTTGACTGACAGTTGAACGCTGGAAGTCATACGTGATGTGATGTCTGCTTTCACGGGGTTTGCAAGAGCACTTAGGCTCGCAAGCATAATAATAGGAAGAATCCTTTTCATAATTTCCTATACCTTGGTCAAGGTATTTATACGATGAATAACTGTGGTATTATCTTTAAATGAGTATAAATACTTGATGAAATACTAACATGACATATATAATAATGTAATGTTTCTTTACAATAAATAGACCATGACATCCTCACAACAGGACAAATTATCCCAGGAATTTTATGACTGACATTCAGTTAGCATTATTATATCCATTATTACCTTTGCTTATTGTCTTTGGGTATTACGTATTTGAATCACTCTTAGATAGTAGTAGCAATGACGATGATGATCAAGGGGGTGGTGGATTGATGCAACCAGTGTTAGGACCAATGCTATGACAACTTTAGTAGTCTTTATGTCCTTCTTGGACTTCATGTTCTATCCATTGGTGATAGCAACCATCATTGCTGTTATCATTGAACAGATAGTAAGACGGGTAAGCAATACTGAGTGGGATGTAGACCGTAAGATGGTTAGCAGGACAATGGGTATTAGGAAGTTCTTTTATAGGCAAGCCCTTATAGTTAACTTGCTTTGGTTCCTAGGGTATGCTATACTTATGTTTACTGTTGGTAGACAAGCACCTCAGGCAATGCCTGATATGATCTGGCAAGGATAAATATCTTGGGTGGCAAGGACTCGTTCCCCCTATTCAGTGGTCCCTAACAGGAATACTCCACCCTTATTCATTCCCCTAACCGAGACCATGGGGATTATGTCTCTGTATCTTTATCTCTAGGAGTAAGTTTGAAGGCACCGAATGCGGCACCTCCAATAGCTGCAACAAGAATTAATAGTTCCACAATTTCTCCACTTTGAGTAGTATCTGAATTATATATATTATAATGTATCACCGTGAACATTTCTGTATTTGTTGTTACTGATTGATGTTAAGATTTTAAGATATAAAAAAGGAGTTACGTGCCTATGAAACTGAATAAACCTCTCATACACATGAGATTAGATCAATGTCAGTTCTTCTACTGGGATCCACGTATAGATCCTAGAGAACCTGAATACATTGGAGATCCTACGGGGGGTCTCCTTTTTATGGTTGACACATAGTTGAGAGTCTGATAGAATAGGAAAGTAAACCTTCTATTTTTGATGACATTATTGCATAGGGGTAAAGTTAAGTCTGTTTTTGATGTTAAGGATGAAGACGATCAAGTCGTTCTTCAATACCATGATAAGGTTACTGCTGGCAACGGTAAGAGAGTAGACTTCCCTGAAGATAAAGGTACTGTCTGTTGTCAGATATCTGAATGGTTCTTCAAATACTTTGAGGATAAAGTTCAAACCCATTATATTAATTGCCCATCACCTAGTCACATGCTGTGTAAGAAACTGCATATGATACCAGTGGAAGTTATCTGTAGGAATATAGCAACAGGATCTTTGGTTAGAGATACTACTGTCAAGGAAGGTATGGTACTTGACCCACCGTTGGTAGAGTTTAATCTAAAGGATGACGAGAGGGATGATCCATTGCTTACTGATGATAGAGTCAGACTAATGGGGTTTGATCCTCATACATTCAGACGTGGAGCAACAGAGATGAATTGGCATTTCAAAAAGATCTTTGGTGAGATGGACATTGATATTGTTGATTTCAAATTAGAATATGGACATGATGCTAAGGGTGGTCTATACTTAGCGGATGAGATATCACCTGACAATATGAGACTCTGGAAGAAAGGAACGAAGGAGAGATTTGATAAGGATTTGTTTAGAAAGAATGAAGGTGATATGGTAGAGGCATACAAATATATACTAGATAATTTACAGGGGTTAATATTATGAGATGGTCGGACACAGTAGATGAAGTTATCTTTGCTGATTTTGTTGCGTCTACAACACCTGACGTTGTACCAGAAGATATTGCAGATGAGTGTCGTAAGATGTGGAAGACCTTACCTTCTGTAACTAGAACTAATAAATTTGGTTGGCAATCGGAAGTATATAACACTCTAGATTCTAGAATTCCTAATAATTGTAAGGCATTGATAGATCTTATGAATGTAGTAATGGAGTTTGCTAATGAGTATCTTCATACGAATCAATTGATTTCTAATATGACATCAGTGAAGGAGGCTCACTGGTGGGTTAATATTAATCCAACACATGCATTCAATACAATTCATACACATGCTAGAGCAGATGCAATTGCCATTTATTATCCAGAATCTCATGACGAGTCAGCATTAGTTGTCCTTAGGAATGATGGATCATCTTATAGTGAAATGTATAAGGGAGATCATGAAGAATTCCAACAAAAGTTTGTGGTTCCATGTATAAAAGGTAGACTGTTTTTAATCCCTGGTCATGTGTGGCATTATGTACTTGCAAATCAAAATCCAACAGAACGTATTTCTGTAGCGTATAATATATACTTAAATTCCTAATGAAGATTAAAATTTATACATCACCAGGGTGTTTCTATTGTACTCAACTAAAAGAACTATTAAGGAGAGCAGACCTGGATTATGAACAACAAATTATTACAGGTGCTATTTTATCAGAGCAATTCAAGATTGATTATCCTACTGTGAGGGGGTTTCCATATGTTATAATTGATGGTGAAGGTATTGGAGGACTAATAGAGACTGCGAGACTCCTTGTTCAAAAGGGATTGGTTAGCAGTGGAAAGAAGTAAAGAACTCTCTATAAATAAAGGCATAGAGCTTATGCTTAGGAGGTCTAAGAAGGATGCAGATCCAAAACCTCAAAAGGGTTTTGGTATTAAGAAAACTTTCTCCTTTATCAAGCGCACGTTCTATTTCAACTTAGAACTTAGGTGGGAGAAACAATAGTAAATCACTGGAGGAGTTGAACATGGCAACCGAAACCATTTTATTTTTCTCAGCAACATTATCATTTTTGTTTTTATGTGTGGGTATAGTGGCAGGTTGGACGGCAAAAGATTTCGTTCATGATTATTTCTGGTCACGAGATGAAGCACAAATGTTTCATCCTGAAATGTATGACCAAGATGGAAATTGGTTGAATGAAGAACTATTAACTGTAAAATTTATTAATAATGAGGACGACGACGATGAAACTCTTGATGCATGAGGTACTACAAAAAGTATCTAACGCAAAGACAAAGAAAGAAAAGATTACTTTGCTTGAGAAATTTAATACTCCTGCATTAAGAATGCTTTTCATTATTAACTTTGATGACTCTGTTGTGAGTCTGTTGCCACCAGGTGATGTACCTTACACACCTAACGAAGCACCAGATGGTACACAACATACTATCCTAGAGAAGGAAGCAAGGTTGCTTCACCACTTCTTTAAGGGTGGATCAAATGTATCTCAAGTAAAGAGAGAACAGATGTTTGTTCAGATGCTTGAAGGTTTATCTTCTGGTGAAGCAGAAGCATTAGTTCTTGCTAAGGATAAGAAGATCGGCAAGCGTTGGAAGATCACCAGGGCATGTGTAACAGAAGCATACCCATCAATTCAATGGGGCAATCGTTCATGAATATAATTCATGAGAAGTGTGATCCCAAACTAGCAAAAGATAAGAGACTACCTTACACTGCTTACCTAGTTCAATATGAATTAGAAGGTAAGGTAGAGTATGATATTGTTATGGGTAATAGTCAAGTAGAAATATTTGATCATTATTATGACAAGTATAAGAAAGCATTGAAGTGGTTGAGGCAGACAAGTGGTACAGTAAGACCTAACTTATGGAATGTTCAGGCACCTAAGAGGAAAAGGAAAGCAAAACCACCCATGCCACCACCTGAAGGTTAAGATATATTAAAAGTGTATCGGATTACACACAATTACATTGCTAAATAGTGATACCTGTGTTAGTATTAGCACATACGTTCAACCCCATTGAGGGGTCGCAAGTAAGTCGCGGAACGGAGTTCGTTCATCCTATGTTTTTTACATTACCGCTGTTGCTGTTTGCACAAGCACCTTTACTTAATTGTGAAGAGTATGATTGGATCACTGGCAGTTTAAGTAGGTCAACTACTATGAGTGTTAGTACTCAAGCAGATATTAGATCTGTTATTATGGAGCAAACAGATCCAGTATGTTTTAAACGAGAGGACGCAAACGACTAAAGGAACGGGCCTTAAAATCCAATTACTTTAGGAGAAAATCCAATGGCAAAAGTCACTTACAGGGGTGTCACCTATGACACCGAGAACCGTCCTAACAAGACAGTAAAACCACAGGAGCATGTGGAGACTTACAGGGGAGTAAAATTCCTTGTAGATACTGAAGGACACAAGCGAGTTCTCGTTACTGCATGATCAAATTTGACAATTGATTTACCTAGATCCTGGAAAAATTTTCCAGGATTTTTTTTGTCTTAAAACCTGACTGTATGTGCTATGATATATACTTAAAGGGACACTAGTATGGATAAAGAGAAACTAAAATTGATTATCAGGAACATGAAAAGTCTTGTAAATTGTTTAGAGTCTGAAATCTATTCCGATCCCGAATCATATATGAATGATCCAGACTACGTGAAGGTAGGACTGACCTATAGTGAAGACAACGATGATGACGGATACACAGACTGAATGAAAGATAGAAAAGCAGCAAAGCAAATTATTAAGAGATTTAAAAAAAACCCACAACTTTATACCGAACAAGACGTTCAATATGCTAAACTCTTCAGGAGGGTGACGAAAAAACATGCAGAGGATAAACCAACTCCATCCTAATATTTGGACGATAGATGAAGTCTTTAAGGATTCTTATTATGTAAGAGCACTTGAAGAATTCAATGCGAAGTATAATCATTGGGAGTTTATGAAGAAGGAGGCCCAAGTTGGTTCTAGTGGAGTACCAGGGAGAATTGTTCCTAAGTTTGGTAATCTATACAAACCAAAGGATTATATGTTGGGAGATAATCTTCTGTTCATTAAGTTTGGTGAGATAGCAAAGTATACAGTAATGAAACTCATAAAGAGGAGGGTAGTACTTTCAAGAATCAATACTAACATTCAATTTGCTGGTCAAGAAGGGGGATTTCATGAGGATGCAGGACCAAGATCGTGGACTCTGTGCTGTTTCATACAGTCCTATTGGGATGCAGAGTGGGGTGGACCGTTTCAAGTAATGGTTGCAGGTTCAGAACCTGGAGGATTTAAACCTCCATCTGTTGATGAGTTTTTGATTCCTTTCGCACCTAATAATGGTGTTGTATTTCGTGCTGATTATACGCACAGAGGAAATGCTCCCAATACAATGTGTCCAAACGAAAGATTGTCGTTGGCCTTTACATATTCTGAGTTAGATGCTATAGTATAAGAACGTGAAGAACATACATGAGTTTAGTAAAATTGGTGACCGTTACTCCTAAAGCAGAGGAGACAATGGGATATGTTGCAAGGGTTAGTAACCCTAAGAACCAGGACAATCCTAATGTTGCTGGTCTTTTATCATACTGTATTAAACATAGTCATTGGTCTGTTTTTGAACAGGCTCACATGACTGTGGAGATTAATACTACTAGAGGGTTGGCAGCACAGATACTAAGGCATAGGTCTTTCACATACCAGGAATTTTCACAGAGGTATGCTGATAGTAGTTTGTTGGATGATATTATACCTATTCCTGAGTTACGTAGACAGGATACAAAGAATCGTCAGAATTCTACTGATGATTTGGATCCTAAACTTGTACATGATTATGA